TTGCATTTCGAGGAAAGACATAGGAACCTCTTCAGGATGGTCTGGTGCGTACATTAATAGCGCTCCTGCTGAGCAGCCACCGTCTCCGGTTCGTAGATGATCATATCCACGATTTCCGGGCACTGGCTTTTCACCCAGTCGATGGCCGCAACCAACGTTGTAGCGGCGCCGAAGGTGAAAGTGCGGTAAGACTCATGGATGTACGGCGCACCCATGGAGTCGCGCTCGGTCGTGCGAGAAATGACTACTTTGATGTTAACGATCCGGCCCATCTTCGGCCTCCACTTTAGCGATGATATCGGACAGGCTCAGCTTCTCGCCATTCAGGAAATAACTGGCGCGAAGCTTCCTGTCGCCTTCTGGCCCGACGATCCGGGCCGTTATTGTGAGACTCCCGCCGCCAAGGGCATCTGTGGCCCTGAAGAAAGCCAGCAGCGCCCGCTTGAGCGCTGCCTCGCGAGGATCGACTGCCATTAACCTATCACATTCCAGCCGTGCTGGGCGCACCACACCGCGCCAGCTCCCGCAGGAAGGCTGTTAAGAAGGAACACTGGGGTCAGGCGGCCATCCTCGGTCATGTGGATGAAGTAGCGTGCACTTTCACCGAGCCATTCGGCCTTGGCGATGGCGCGTTCGAGATTGGCCTTGGTGGCGTAGGTCTTGGTGGTGTTTTTGTCGGTGGAGAAGGTTACTTCGCGGGCCATTTTGTCGATTCCTTTTGGTTGAAGGGTTTCGCGTTTCGATGAGGGAATACTACTCTCACCTGGCTCAGAAGTAAAGCACTTTGTGTAAATTATTTCACGAACATCTTCTTGGCCTTCTGATAAGACGAAGAAGTCATCAGGCGCTCGATGACGTCCATGTCCGAAACCAGATCGTCCAGAAGGACGTTTCGCCAGGTCGCGAACCGACCGAGCGAGAAGATGCCGGCTTCATGGGTGAGATTCCAGATCATGGATTCGCGCTCGTCGCGGCCGAGCGGAATGATTTTACCCTTGGTCTGGACGGTCGGCTCGCCGTCCGGAATGAGATTCTTCTTCCTGATGCCGAAGGCCGAGCAAACTTCATCCAGGTCCCAGTTGCTGTCCCATTCGATGGTTTCGATTTCACCAGCCGCAGTCTCCACGATGCCCTTAGTAACGGATTCGACGATAAGGGTGTCGCCGGTGATGGACGCTCGAAACGTTCCCACTTCGGGACCAGGGAAATACACCGTCTGGAAGACATCACAAGGAATGGAAAGCTTGTACCGACTCACGACGATGGAGGTTCCTTCGCCGAATGACGGGTCGATCCCCAGGTCCAGCCCTGCCGCAGCCAGATTGGCGCGGAATGGTGCTGTGCTGATGATATTAACGTGATCATCTTGCCGGCGAAGGAACTGGAAGAAAGAGGCGTCGAAAGGCCTGCCCCAGCTGATGCGATTCGCTAGCTTAGCGACCAGCTGCTCATAGTAGTCTGCCGGCGCGATCCAACGCTTTTCGGTCGCCATATTCCAGATGGACCGATCCGACAGGCCGCCCGTTACTTTCCTGGAGTACATGTTGCAGTAGTCGATGCGCGGCTGGGAAACGAACTCGCCGTCAATGTAGATGGCCTTGTGTACGGTGACTTCGCGGAACGGGATGCCGGTGAGTTGGCCGATGACTGGTGAGCGGAACCGCAAGAGCGCGTTGTGGCGTTCCTTGCTCGTCGGCGTCGCCGCGTCGATGATTTGGGCTTGAGGGAAACGATGCGCGGCGATCAGGCCGGCGAGTCCGGCTCCCACGATGATAACTTTGTGATCAGGAATCATGAGATGTTCCTTATGAGTGTACAGAACTTGGGAGGATAAAAAAGGGACCCATTTTCATGAGTCCCTTGAAGAGCTAGACGATTCGGTCTCAGAAGAGCGGCGGCTTACTCTTCTTCACCATCGGAACCGTCGGCGCCCTGACCTTCACCGTCGTGCTCCTGGCCTTCATCGGCCTTCTCGTCATCGCCCTGGCCAGCTTCGTCTTCCTTCGAAGCGATGGCAACCAGATCGACCCAGCCCATGATTTCCAGCTTGCTCAGGTAGCTGCGAACCGAGGTGCCGTACAGCAAGTGGGCCACCTTCTCGCCGAAGGATTCGATTTCGACCGGCTCACCAACGGTGCAGTGCTCGTTGATGTAAGCGAACACCTTGCCGCGAGTCGAGAAGGCCTGCGGGGTTCCATGACCGTCGCCGGTCGGGATGAAGTGGGTGGCACGCGGACGGCGCGAACCATTGGACTTCAGGTCTTCGCGACGGGCTTCTGCCTTCGCGCGGCGCTCTTCCTGCTCTTCCTTGCGACGCTTCTTCTCGGCTTCGCGCTCTGCCTTCTTCTCTTCGGCCAGGCGCTTGCGCTCTTCTTCGCGGGCTGCTTTCTGGGCTTCCTGCGCGGCTTTCTTCTCTTCGGCCTTCCTGGCGCGCTCGGCTTCCTTCTCGGCCTTCTTCTGCTCGCGCTCGGCTTCCTTCGCCTTGGCCTTCTCGGCCTGCTCAGCTTCCTTGGCCTTGGCCTTTTCAGCACGCTCGGCTTCCTTGGCGGCGGCCTTTTCCTTCGCCTTCTCGGCGCGCTCGGCTTCCTTCTTCTCGCGCTCGGCCTTGCGCTTCTCTTCGCGCTCGGCTTTCTTCTGCTCGGCTTCCTTGGCCTTGGCCTCGGCCTTCTCGGCGCGCTCGCGCTCTTTACGTTGGCGCTCAGCGGCCTTCTCGGCCTTGCGCAGGGTAGCTGCTTGTTCCTTGGTCAGCTCTTCGCCTTGGGTCTGTTCGTTCTGGTCCTTCTGTTCCATGTTCTTACTCCGGGAATGTTCAAAGGGATGGCTTATTGGCCTGTGCGGGGATTATCTCTAAACTAATTGAAGAAGGGAATACCCTTAGCCTGAACTTTCCTAAATATTTTCTTTCGGGAAAGTCCAAACTCTAGGGAACTTATTTATGTTCGAGAAGTTCCTAGCTTTTACGCAAGAACAGTAAGTATTCGATTGCGCGAGTTATCCCAGTATACATCAACTGACTATAAGGGATGGACGGCAAGTTTTCTTCTAACATGGCGACCCGTTTCCATTCTGATCCCTGCGACTTGTGGAACGTCATCGCCCATCCGAAGTCGAATCCGCCAATGGCCTTCTGCGCCTCCAGCCGCACGTCTTCCTCGACCGAAAAACTCAGAGGATTGAACTTAACCCAGCGTTCAAAGTTCGTACCGATAATGCGAACTTTGGCGAACAACATTTCATCAGGCTCGTCATCATCTTCTTGCCCTTCAGGAACCGGCTTGAAGTCCAGCAGAATGGCTTGTTCGCCGTTCATGATTCCATATTCGTGCTGGTTCCCAGTGCATACCAGCTTCTCGCCGATTCCCGGCTGCGCACCTTTGTAGCCGAGGATTCGGCGAGCGCGTGCGTTCAAGCGACGGCGAGTATTGTTGTAAGCACAAAGAATCACGCCATCATCGTCCAGGAACGTCCGCATTTCATCATCCGACATATCGAAGCCGGCCCGGACCAATATGTCGTCATACTCGCGGCAGGGCAGGCGCTTTCCCTGGCGGACGAACATCGACGCCCGAACGATATTGCCAGCGTTGCGCTCGATTTCGGTCATGATGGTGTCACAGCTGTTCTCGTGGAAAATCTGGACGCCGCGTACAGGAGGAACTTGGCCAAAGTCGCCAATCTCCAGAACCGGAATTCGGTGCGACAACAGGCGCTCTTCATCCCACTCGCCGATCATGGACGACTCGTCGAGAACTACCAACTTCGGTTTCTCGTCGAGCGAGTCTTTGTTGGCAAACATGATTTCGCCGTCTTCATCTTCACCAATCGGTCGATAGATAAAGCTGTGAAGAGTCCGGGCATTGACGCAACCTTTCTCACGAAGCCGCGCGGCGGCCTTTCCGGTCGGCGCGATGAAGACTGTCCAGTCCATCGAGCAGCAAAGTTCGGCGATGATCTTCGCAATAGAAGTCTTACCAGTTCCTGCAAAACCGGCGAGTCGATAGACCTGACGGCGGTGCGCTCGATCACACCAACCGCGATACCAGTTAACGACGGAATTTATCGCGTCGATCTGCTGGCTATTAGGTCGGAAGCCGAATCGCTCTTCGATCTGATCGACGGTGAAGTTAGATGCTGACATATTTGCGTTCTCCAACGCTAGGTTTAATTGAATTGAGACTCAGTTTAAGCAGACCGTCCACAGACCACCCAGTATCACGACGATATTTGCGGCCGTGCGGATCGACATAGAAGTTTTTCGTGCGCCGCAACAGGACATAGTGCCAAGCAGCACCGAGCGCATGGACCCTTCCTTTATAAGGGAAGGCCTTAAGTTGCTCTGCGGCCTTCTTCGCCCCAGGGAGCCAGCGGACGGTCGAAAGGACCAAGACCGCACCCTTGACAGCCTGGGAAGCGGCGCGGCCGTCCTGTGGGCTATAGCGATGTCTATCGGGGTCTACCCAGTGGTGGTTGCCACGCCGGAGCTTCACCGTCCGGGACCGGCCCTCAAACACCACAGTACCTTCGTGAGTAAAAATATGTTCCGCCATGGAATGTTCCTTATAACGTACAGTTCTGCTTTACCTCTGCGCAAGAAGAGTATACTATCAGCTGACTCGTCAAAGCGAGCTAATTTAATCCGACTTTACTTCGGCAGGAAAGTGGCCGATACTAGCGCCGCCGCCTGTACTGCCCTCCAAAACAGAGGATACATTAAATGCAAGAATGCAAGATTTCCCGCGACCAACTCCCGGTCGGCAATCCGAATCCCAATGTCGACAAGACTCGCGACCCGAACCTAAAGCCCGGCTACCTGCGTCGCAGTCGCGAGCTGGACCCGGCTCTGGCCGTTCGCATCCGTCGCGAGCTGATCCATGCGGAAGCCTCCGACTTGGCCATGGCCGGGTGGGTCAATTCCCAGTCCAGCCTCTATGGATCGAAAGCGTTCCCGCGCCATTCCGTCGTTCGCGTGACTGGGATGGCGGAATCTGAAACGAACGTCGGAATGCTCATCGGATTCATCGAGCACCGCAAGCACGGTGAATGGGCAGTTCTGGAAACTGGGACGAAAGAAGGCGGCGCGATCACCATCCCAGTCGAGAGCATCATGCGTGCGTCATTCGCAGAGGCCGAAGAATTCGCCGAGAAATGGAAGCGTAACCTGGGGTGGCGCCTCCTGCGTCAGCTTCGTGAATGCGGCGCCCTGGCCGGGACTGAAGACGAATTCCTGCGGCGGATAATCAATCGATATGTTCGCGATCTCACGATACTCGCCCACCACAAAGCCGGCGCAGACAAAAGCTATACCGATGCAGTGCTCAAAAGTATCGGCGAAGCATGGCCGCAGATTCCTGCCGGAACATTCGTCGGCCACCGAGTCGCGCAACTCCTGATCAATCACAAACTAGGCCGAGCTGGCACCATCTTGAATGACCTGGTGGACTTCCTGGAGAGGTTCGCGGCCGGTCGTGATAAAGTGCTCAATATCGCCATTTGTAATTGAGGTTAGTGATATGCCAGATTTGATGAAGCTGAGTCATAGGCAAGTTGAAGCTCTGCTAGGGCTGTCTAGGAATTCTTACAATTGGATTCACGGTCCTTCGACTGATTCAACCTTGAAGGCTCTGAGACGAATGGGACTCGTAAATTTGTCCTGGGATGATTCTGTAGCTGGATACATGTTCGGCAGTCAGCCTTGTTGGAGCATAACTGACGCCGGGAAAAAACGAATCCTGGCAATGCAGGAAACTCTGACAGAAGAGCCTGAACAGCAATTTAATCCCAGCCCATGCCGCCATGAGCCAGGTAAGTCCGATTCTGATCGACTTGCTAAGCAACTAGAAACCATCGCTCGTCTGGAAAAGGAACTTGAAGCATCGGAAAAGCGCGGGAGCGAACTGGCAGCAAGCTATTGCGACGGCGTGGTCGGTGATGAATACGGCCACACTTATTGCCGTTATAAGGCGGAACGCGATACAGCTCTGGCCAGGGTCGCTGAGCTGGAAGGAAAGTTGACTGATTGGGTACACGAAGGATTCCGGCTCAACGAAGCACTGGCAGCGGCACAGACCGCCCACGAATGTACCATGGGCGTAGGCGACGGCGACGGCAAGTTGCTAGTTCATGGTGACCACGCCAGCATCAAAGCTGCCCAGAAGATCGTCATAGAGCGCGACGCCGCGTTGGTCAGGATAGCGGAGCTTGAATCTAAGCTTGCGGAGACGCAACCCTACAAACAACACCCGCAAATCATAGGGTACGCCCGCAAAAAGGAACTTGCGCCATTGCTCGATCCAAGCCAACCCGGTGGAAGCTACATCTATATTGGACTGGACCATCCGGCCTGCTGGGCGGAAGAGCCACCTTACGAATTCTTGACCCCTTTGTATACCGGTCCTGTGGCGAGTCACAGCGTGCCGGATGGTTACGCCCTAATTCCGGTTAAGGAGACTGAGGCGATGCACGATGCCGTAATGGCGCTGTTGTACAACGGCATAGCCCGCACCGATACACAAAAGCTGCTGGATGCGTACATCAACGCCGCGACTAACAAGGAGTCCGTGTAATGGAACCGAAGAAACCTTCACCAGTAGATGGAGTCATCATGACCAGCCTCGACGTTCTCAGGAAGGCAAAGCCTGAAGCGCAGGACGAGTATGCTCTGTCCATGTTCGCAACGGCGATCCGCCAGAAGTTGCAGCGCTCCCGCGACAAGGGCCGAGGCGGATGGATCGATTGCGACGAAAATGTTCTGCTGGATGGATTCGCCGAACATGCGCTGAAGGGCAATGAGAACAATCTCCTGGACCTGGCGACGTTCCTGATGTTCATGTGGGTTCGCGGCATCGATGATGCGAAGATTCCCCCGGCGCTAGAAAAGGCGCGGCAGCACAAGGTCACTGAAGCTTGGGACCAGATCAACGAAGGAAGGACAAGCTATGCCGGTAAGGCCGGCGGCAAGCGACAATTCGTGGAAGTGCCTCGACGCAAAGGGCGCCCGGAGCGGCTCGCATGAAGCCTCACGAAATAAGATTGGCCCAGGCCGAAGAATTCCTGAGAGAACTCGGCCGAGGGATTCCGGAAGACGAACGGGTGATGGTCGGCTACGCTGAAGAGGCCACAGTCCAGACCGACGAAAACGGCCGCAAGCTCAACGCAGGCTGGTGGCCCGTGCCCTGGAAGGAAGGCAAGTACATCAATTCCAGATCCAACGCTTATGCCTGTATATCGTCATCCATCAAGACGCCCAACCCGAAGACTGGCCAGATGCGATACTGGCGCGGCGAGGCCTCTTTCGGCCACGGACTGGCGTTAATGGTCGATGACATCGGCTCCGGCAAAGGGTCCAAGGGCGACTTCAACCGCGACGAGTTCCGCGAGCGCCTGGAGCCGACCGCGATTGTGGAGACTTCGCCGAACAACTACCAGTTCTGGTATTTCTTCAAAGAGCCGATGTCCCACATGCTCCAGTTTAAGGCATTGCTCTATTCGTTCGTGGACCAGGTGCTAAAGAAAGGCGGCGACAACACCGTCAAAGACGTAAGCCGTTATGGTCGCATGCCATTCGGCTTCAACAATAAGCGCGGGGAAGACGGCAACTTCAAGTATGCCGACGAAAACGGCAAGCCCGAACTCGTGCGTTTGTATCACGCAGACTATTCCAAGCGCTACTCGCCAGAGGAAATCGCCCAGGCCTTCGGCGTCCGCATCATCATGCCACAGATGAAGAAGGTGGAGATAAACCGCGACGATTGGGTTTATGACCAGGTGTGGCTAAAGTATGCCGAGCACATCTGCACGAAATACAAAATGGGCGAGGCAGCGGGCGGCCAAGTCCAACAGAATATGTCCGGTAAATATCGCATCCGCTGCCCATGGGGAGACGAGCATACAAATGGCGATCCATTTGGCGCCTACTTTCGCGGACCGATCCCTGGAGCCGAGCACGAATATGTGTTCGGTTGCGGCCACGATACCTGCCGCAAAGAGCATCGCCGGACGTGGGCGGCCTTCACGGATGAAGTCGTGCTACCCTATATCGTCGAACAATTGGAAAGAATCAACCGCCGTCACATCGGTGAGGAGTAGACAATATGCAAAACGATCCTGGAATCCTGATCACAGCCATTGGCTTGCTGTTCCTCGGCCTTATCATCTTCTTCGAAGGCCTAAAGGGATGGAAAATACAAGTCGCAAACTTCCTCGCGTCGCTTCTGTGCTTCTTCTTCGGCCTTTCTGCTTTGACGTTCTGGTTCGTCGTGGCGTTTGACGTATTTTAATCGACGAACGGTACAGAAATTTTCGGATGGGGACGGAACTTATTAGCTATGCCGGTTTAGGTAGGAGATAATAGCCGTCCCTTTCGCCTCAATATGTAGAGGCAATGTTGAATCCGATCATGTAAAGCAGAAGGCGGCAAACCTAACATGATTATCGACGAAGATAATATTTTTGATGATGACGAATCAGGGTCCAGTGAGTTCGATCTCACACAGATAGAAGATGCTGGAATGGACCCTTTGATGACCGCCGCGAGCAAGGCGGCCGATGATGCGATTGCGAGGAACGAAACGCACCGCGCACAAAAGGCGGCAAGATACGCCGAGGCGTATGCGGAACCAGACTTGAGAAAGCGAGCGCGATTGTTGATGCTCGACCAGGCGTTCGATCTTCCGGTCAGCCGGGTGGTGAAAGGGCCGTTCGATGACTTCATCACTAAATACAGCTCGACTTCCGACAGCAACTATCTCGCGGTGTACGATACTTTGTTCTGCAAGGGTGATGGAACCGTCCCGCATCCGCACTTCGACGAGTTTCGCGGACGGCTGGTGGACCATCGCGGCGTGGCGTTCAACAACAAGACCCTCGACCCGATTGACCTGATGGGCGCCCTCGCGGCTGCGGCCTTGGACGATCCCTCGATTAAGAAGACGATTGAGACTTGCTGCGTTTGGGCGCGTCGATACCGCCGCAACTCGCTGATAGAGACGTTCGAGAAGAAGATACCGGAGTGGGACGGCGAAGAGCGAATTAGCACGTTGCTGATCGATCTTTTTAAGCCATTCGACACCGAATTGAACCGGATGGTGAGCAAGTATTTCTGGCTGAGCCTGTACTGCCGCATCAACTATCCTGGAATCTCGGCGCCGATCTCGCTGGCGTTGATTGGTGGGCAGGATGCGGGGAAATCCTATTTCGGCCTGCTGATCTGCAAGGAACTGTCGGGCGGTCGCGATCTGGCTCCCGTCCAGCTCGACCTGAGCCGACACGACCAGACACCATTCCTGCGCAACATCACCGGCAACTCGGTCATTGCGAACGTCGGGGAAATGTCCGGCTTCAAAAAGGGCGACATGGAACGCATCAAGGAGTTCTTGGTGCGGTCTTCTGATACATTCGACCAGAAGTTTGAGCCGGGCGAAACGATCAAGCGACAATGGATCACCATCATGGACGGCAACGGCTACGATGGACTCCAGCGGGACGACTCTGGTAACCGACGTTTCTATCCTATGTTTGTTGCGCAACTGCCCGATGAGGATGGAAAGCCGAACTGGGTTAAGCCGGGCGATGGCAATGAACCGTTCAAGGTGGACTTCACCGACTTCGGCCGCAAATTCTGGCAAGCGATGGCTGAATGCCGCGCATGGATCGAAGAGCACGGCGTCGATGGCTACCTGAATATGGTGTCGGAAGCAAACCGCGAAGTCCAGAACTTCTCTATTTCGGAAATGGAGAATGCGCGCGGCGTGGTTCGCGACGATACGATTGATATGTATCTGATCAATGTCCTGATCAGTTGTGAGTTCGAAGAGGTTAAGCCTGGTGGGAATTCCAAGACTCCTGGGTGGAGGGCAGACACCGTTTCCATTCTGAAGTGGTTCGATATTCTCGCCAGGAAGAAGCCGATTTCTCGCCATTTAACTCCACACCTGAAAGCGCTGGGATTCATTCCGAATAAGAACGGCCTGAATGGATGGTGCCTGCCTGTGGATAAGGTCGCGCCTGACTGGTCGAAGAATATGCAGACGACGCTGCCGCCATTCAATGATGCGCTGGTGTATCTGTTGAGAAAGGGCGATCCGGATATGACCGATGAGGCTGCCATGGCAAAAATTCGAGCAGTACGGGCAGAGCGAGCCAAGATATTGGGCGAGGATTTCTGATAGGTCGATTGAGTTGGAGTGGATTAGGCCGCCTTCGGGCGGTCTTTTCTTTGTCGCGGAGAACATTAATTTAGCTTGTGAACGGGTGAGGCTTGAAAGCTATGTGGGAATTAGGTTGGCGTGGCGATGGCGTATTATGGGAAGTTAATAGATTTCGGTATTGGTCTGGAGTGTATGATGGTTGGATTTTGCGTGAAATGTTGAGAAATTGTGGGTTTGAGGTGGATTTTTGTGTGGAAATAGCCGCAAATTCCTGGATTGCTATTCTGACTGGGAAGATGGGAGGCCTACTGCCGCGCGGGTTTGCGGCCATATTCCCTAATTCCCGGTTTTTCGAGCATGGTTTAAAACTATTCTACAGCGAAAATCGATTGCACAATCCTAATAGAAAAAATCTATCACGGACGTTACCTATCTTTAAAATTAATAAAATTAATGGTAATTTGGTAATTTGGAATAGTTTAGTCTTTGAAAGCCTCGCGGCACTAAGCCGGTACACTACCCGTCGAGTTTCCGATTCCACTCAACTCGCGGCAGGGTCGCCGGAAACTTCCGTCCTTCCAAACCATGGGCAGCGGCAACACCACGGCGGACTAAGCGGCAGGGGCCAAAACTCGACGAGCGGAACCGGAAATTTGGTCACAGGGCAGAATCGCTCACCTGGACATATTCCTAACATCCGATTTAACATTCAATCCAAACACTCACCGCCACCATCGCCCGCCACCCACCAATCCGACCCTCACCCGCCAGCAGACCGCCCATATAACATCCTATAACACCACCTAACACTCATTCACCATCAAACCCACCCAGACCTACAGGCCACCCACAAGCAGCCCATAGACGCGCTCCCTGGCCCCATAGTACAATCGCGCCATACTCAGTGTCGCGGCAAGCACCAGGTCCCAGCCACCTACCCAGCCACCGCGACGGTCCAAGAATCGAACTCCAGGGACGCAGCAACAAATGACCGCCAAATATTACAGCCCCGACGATTTAGTCACGCCACAGGAATTCGCTGATCCGCAGTTCGCGGCGATCAACCAGAAGCGTTTCGATCTGTACATCGACCTGCGCGTTCAAGGCTATAGCTCCTGGCGGGTCTTCAGAGCGATCTGGGGCGAAGAGCACATGGATGGCCCGGCCCAGGCCCGCATCTTCGCGATGGAGTCCAACCCGTACTATCGCAAGCAATTCAAAGCCAAGCTGAATGCGACCAGAACGTCCGATCTATGGAATCCAAAGACGGCGCTTCACGAACTTCTCCAGATGGTTCGTGATCCCACCGTCAAGGACTCCAGCCGTCTGTCGGCCATCAAGGAATTGAACGTTCTGGCCGAAATCACGTTCGTTGACGAGTCTGGTAAGACCAGGGTAGGTCGCGGATTGGCCGACTTCTACGCATCAGAAGCCGAGGCTCAGACCGCCACCGTCGCTGCTGCGGCCGAAGCCAATGGCTATGTGCAGGACGGCGAAGAGGGCGATTTCCCGTCCCCGACGCCGGAGCCGACCGAGGAAGACCGCGCCAACCCCATTCAGACATAAAATAACATCGTTCTAGGCCCGAATCGGACCGAACTAAGGCGACGGTAGCGGGTTGGGACGAAAAACGATTCTAGGGCTGTTCTAGGAAGCCGACCAATAACAATCAGAAACGACAAAGCCCCGGACTCTAGTTCAGAATCCGGGGCTTTCTTTTTGGGTTTCTTATTCTCCAGCTTCGATGATTTCGAAGTTGTATTTGACGCCTTCGTGCTCGAAAGTCAACTTGCCGGCTTCCTTCAGCTGCATGCGGAAGCGGATGTGCTTCGAAGAGGGCAGGCCGAACTCGATGAATGCTGCGTTGGTGGACCGGAACTCACCGCGCTTGCCTTTGACGGTAACGGCAACTCCATGACGCTGAGTGCGCTTTCTGGAGACTTCCGGGTCTTTCCAGGAGTTGGCGATGGCTGCCGACAGGTCTTTGGCCTCTTTGGCCTTCTCTGGAGCGTTCTTCGCCTCTTCGCGCATCTTCCTGATTTCTTCCAGCGCTTCCTCTTCGGTGATTTCCTCTTCCGGCTTCAGGCTCTCTTCCTCGGCCTTCTCTTCTTCCTTCTTCTTGGAAGTGCGGGTTTTGTAAACCTTGGCCGGGGCTTCCTCTTCCTGGAAGGCTTCTTCCTCGGCCGGCAGAGCGTTCAGGATGGCGAGGCAGCGACGCTCGGCGGTCTTGCGGTCGGAGAAGCGCTTTACAGTCGCATCGGCGTTGTGAGAGTTGTAGAAGGCGACCAGTTCTTTCATTTCTGCGTTCTGGATGTCGCCGAAGGTTTTGATGGAGTTGGTCATTTCTGCGATCCTCTGTTTTGGAAGATTTCTTTCGGGCTTCGGTTTGTCGCCCCGTTGAAAGAGATTATGCCTAGATCGATGCTGCGTGTCTACATTTATTTTAGCAGAATGATGATGAACCCGACGAACGGTTGTCGGATGTGAAAACACCGCAGGACAGGCTGCGGTGTTTTCTGGACGATGGTGCGACGGTCAGAAAGTCGGGACCGTGATCGGCTCGATTGGTAGGTCGCCGGGCTTGTCGTTGTCCGACGCGGGTGACGAACTTGACGGTATGGCTCCGGACCGAAGACCCAGCGGTTCAGGCCGCCTGCTTACCTGCGGAGGTGGCGGAGCTTTTGGCGCTTTCGGAACTGGAGGTACTGGAGGCGCCGGCGGAGACATCGGCCCTTCTGGAAGATCGGGAAGGCTCGGCGCTTTCGGTTCGTGGTAAACCGTCGTGTCGTTGCCTGGTTCTGCGGGATCGACGCCCATGAATGGAGTGGTGACGCAGCGCATGTTCGGATAGTTCGGCAGCGTTTTCAAAGCGATGGAGTCTGCCCAGACATACGGATTCTTGTGATTACCAGGGCCGTGGCTGATGATCTCGGCAGGCATGTGGCCGTTGAGGTTCAGCCACTCCGCCGCCCCTTGCCGAGACAGCGGGCTTACCACGATCTGGCCAGTGGCCTCTTCGGCAACAGCGAACAGATCGCCGAGTTTGAATCCGATGATCAAATAGTTGGACCTGGCCTCGCCGACGAATGCGACAGTTTCAGTGCCGTGATGGATATCTTGATCTTCCCATATGTATAGCATGATGCGCCCTCAGTAAGGTTGCTTGATGTGATCGACCAGGGACATTCCGGCCGGAATTTTGAAGCGTATGTACTCGATCATAATCGCAGTTCGGCGACGATTCGTTCCTGCCTCGTCATTCACGAAGAGTTCGCACTGGTTCGGAATGACTCGCGTCACCAGAGCTTCGCCTTTCGAGCCGTAGAACTTGATGTAGGCTGCGACGCCTCGCGTCATGTTCAGTTGGATCGTTTCGCAGAGTCGCTGCGCGGCCGACGCGCTGGACAGATCTGTCGGACTGACCGTCACCCAGTAATGAGCATTTGCTGTTTGTTCTTTGTCAGACATCAATGGTCTCCAGTGAGAAAGCCCTGCCGAGTCGCAGAGGCTGGTTGCTGTTAGTCGCGCTTCAACAGAACGACTTTGTCATATGCGCGATATTTACCGCGCCAGTCTTCCCAGTAGTCGCCGGCCGGGCAGGTGAGCTCCAGGGTGATTTCGTCGCGCCAGCATTCGACAGAAAGTACAATAGCCTTGTTCCTTGCTGCGGCATCTGCTCTGAGCTTAATCAGAATTTCGTCGCCAGTTTTCAGCTCATCAACTCTCACAACTTTGGCCATGACACACTCCTGTTTGAAGAGGCGCGACCGGAACCAACCCAGCCGCGCCGATGGATTAACGTTTGTGAAGGATGGACACGGCGTCCACGTCGAGGATGCTGATGGTACGGCGACGGCGCGGATTGCTGCGTTCATGGATGCGAATCAGGTCAGCAGATGTAGCTTCGTGCACCACCCATACATCTTCTGGCTTCTGCGTCCGGAGCAGGATCGTTACCTCTGTGTTCTGGGCGAGGCCGTTGCAGATGAACGTGAACTTGGACGAGGGAGTTCTGTACATTTCTAGATTCCTTTTTGGACTTTGGGTCCGACTTCTCAGCCGGTGAAGAGATTATGCCCTTATTTTGGCCGCCGAGTAAAGCATTTGTGTATCAATTCTCCCGTCAGGTGGAACCAAAGTGCGGTATCGCTTATGGCTACGCTACCGCGCCATGGCCCTTCTTGCTCGCACACTGCGAACCACAGGCTGATTTCCATCCTTGCCAGGACTCGGCCGAAAGATTCGAACCTGCGCCGACTGGACAGGATGTCGACATTCACTCGTCGATTGACCTCGTACCGGCGACCGTTGATGACGAAGACCAGCCGCAGGGTTTGTCCGTCAAGACACTCCCAGTATCTGGTTTCATATCGGAGCCAATAGCGCTTGCCTGTCGGCCCTACCATAGTCATCCTTCTATGCTCCTGGCCGCTCCACGGGGACCGGGCGGTGGAGTCGGATCGAATCGACCCAGGATGTAATCGGGCCGACGCGCTTCCTGCGGACAAACGGCGAGAAGGCGCCATCCTGCGTCCAGGGCATGCTGGAGTTCGTCCGTGCAGCAGTCTTCCTTGAGCAGGAGACGGTTGACGCTCTGGAGATTCGGACCAGGGATGGCCGAGCTGGTGTGCGAGTTCCAACCTTCGATGCCGTCCACCATCTGTGGTTGGTTGATGTAGCCTTCGGACCTGCCAGCCAACCGGCTCGCGGCCAGCTCCAGGCGCTCCAGCATTGGCCGCAGAGCGGCTTCCGGGTCAACATCGTCCCAGAGAAGGACCAAGCTGATGATGGTGTACGGATAGTCCTTGTCCAGATCCCAGGCCGAAGCGGTCAGACGGCCCAGGCCGATTTCATTACACATCACGGGAACGTCGTTGCTCCATGTGGACGGCTCCCAGTTCCGCTCACCAGGATTCCCGATTGTTACGCCTTCCAGGTTCCCCAGGAGGACGTGGAGTTTGCTGATGTATTCCGCCTCCAGCGCTTTCCGCTCTTCGTCGGTCTGGTTGTGGCGATAGAAGGATGGAGGGCTGACTTTTGCATGGTAGAGTTTCATGGCGGTTCCTCGGTTTTTGAAGGCTTGAACGTTAGAAAATGGTGTCGCAGTATTTCTCGAAAGGACTCTGGCGCTTCTTCTCGCAGATCGCGCAGGTGACTTCCAGGTCGGGCAGCTCGCTGTAAGTCTTGCCGAGATACAGCCAGCGCTTGCACAGACTGCGGCCGTCCGACGTGAAGAAGTGGACTTTGCGAGCATTGCCGGGTTGCGCCCAGCCGCCTTGATCGTTTTTGCGCTTGCTCATGGCGATATTTCCTTTGGATCTGGAATCCATGCCGTCCGTTCGCTCACCCAAACTCCGTCTACATAGATCAGGACTGACAGAGCAGTCGCGCCAAACCCGAAGCCTACATAGAATGAACCGGGATCGATTTCCATGGTGGCGCTATTGGTGGCGCTATTGAAATCGACTTCAAAGTCGAACATCGAATGGCCGCTCATACCATCACCATGTCGATTTCATTGATGAAGAAATGAACATCGACACCATCGGCGCGACCGGTGTAACGCAGCCGAGTCGTCCCATCAATGTGGGCTTCCTCGACGCCGATGACTTCCAGGATGGTGTCGTTGCAGTAAAGCTTGACGAACATCTTGATGCCGGAGCCAATCGCCGCGAAGGCGATCTGCTTGTACAGGTCTTGCTTGATCATGCTTTGCGCTCCTGTTTGCTGGTGTAGATGGCTTCGACTTCGGCCTCAAGCTTCGCCCAAAGTTCGTTGTCCACCGGACCCCATGGTCCGGTCTGGGTGCCGTCAACCGGCGCGAACTTCCCACCGGCGCGACGATATTTGGAACGGGTCTGGAGTTCGATGATTAGCCGTTCGTAGGCGTTGAATTGAGATGTCATTTCACAATCCTCTTTTGGACGTTCGCGTTTCGATGAGGTGACTATATCTAAGTCGCCTCATCGAGTAAAGCACTTCTGCGAAATTATTTGATATTCTGTAAGGTCAGGAAGCCGGACGATTTGGTCAGTCGATGGAGCCGAGGCTCCACCCGTTGCGGGCGAAGGCCGAGCGACCCGACAGCTTGCGGCACTGAATGGAGCTTCCATCGTCGAAAGTATAGGCTGTGGCCCAGTCAAGGCGCTCACGACGTACTGCCGCATTGGCGATGTCTTCCAGACGGGCTTTAAGGAGTTGCTCGGCTTTAGTCATCTCACACCTCTTTGGTTTATTCACTCGATGAGGTGACTATACCTCAGACACCTCATCGAGTAAAGCACTTTTGAGAGAATTATCTGAAATTTCTGGAAGCCAGGAACTGTCGCCAGAGCCAGTCAATGTGATCGTTCAGATAGCGCTCGCCATCGGATGACAGAGACAGGCAGCCGTCATTGATGCCGAGTTTGGAACTGGCAATCCGTTCGAATTCGAACTGGAGCGTTCCGGGCCGAGGGATATGGTGCAGGCAATATTTCTGCACGATCAGCAGTCCTCGAAAGGTTTGCGGTTCGCAATTTCCGCGATCCTTTGCATGCCGATGCGATAGAACTCGGCATCCTCGCGCGCCCGCGACAATGCTTCGCGCGCTTCGCAAGCCAACTTGTATTGATTGTTGGCATTGGCGATGCTTCCGTCCAGGCTTCTGTCAGACTCTTCCCGGAGCGCCTTTTGGGACTCCAGCTCGGCCTCCAGCTCGCGGATTCGAAGGGCGAGCTGGCTATTCGTTTCGGCAGCTTTGTTTTCCAGATCGATGGCCGATTTCGCTGCTGTTTCGAGCCTGTCTTTGTCGGCCATGAGGGTTTCCAGGCTCTTGTCGAGTGCTTCCAGAAGAGTCTTCTTGGACTCCAGCTCCAGCGAAAATTCGACGTTCTGCGCGGACAAGTTCTGCGAGTGCTTCAGCAGTTCGTCGATTCTTCTTTGATGGCCCTTGATGGCCGAGTTCTTCGTTTCGACTTCGGCCTCCAAATCTCTGATTCTGAGTTGAAGCTGGCGATTCACCTCGGCCGTCTTGTCTTCGCGAGCGATGGAGTTTTGCAGGCATTCGTCCAGACGCGAGTTCTCCCGATCAAGCTCCATGGCCGTCAGGCTTTCGTCAGAAGTCACGCCTTCGGATTCGTCTTTCCGTCCCTGATCGGCCCGCAGATAATACTGTCCAGCGGCGAACGCCAGGAGGGCGCGGTTGGAAAACTCAGTAGCGCCCTGCAAGTAAGAAGATTTGTATCGAGGAACGAACTCGGCCTTCTCTTCGTCCCAGCAGAGGCTATCTGCTATCGGCCAGAACTTTCGAAACTGGGAGGTGCTGACGCTTACATCCACTAGGACGATTTCTGCTTCACCCACGACTTCGAGCTTGAACTTGACGTCACCGTCGATGCTGTTGAAAGGGATTGGCTTGGACACGACAATTCTCCTGTGAATGGCGCGACCAACCGGCCGCGCCTGATGATTACTCTTCGCCTTCGTCCGCGCTCAGCCACTCTTCGAAGGCGAAATTGACCTTAGACTCGACCCAATCTTGAAGCTCATCGGCGAACTCGTCACTGTCGATGTCCATCGGAATGCCCAGAGTCTCTTCGTTCCACAGTTCGGCATTCAGTTCGAACTGGATAGCCGGTTCGCCATCCACATTCAGCAGGATGCGGTCTGCGACTTCATAGTCGTCGACATCGAAGAGGAAACCGCCGCTGATGATGTGCTGGATGAAAGCTTCGTCGAAGTTGCTGACGCCGATATTGATCTGCTTAGTCATTTTTCTGGCCCCTTATTTGGCGAGTTTGTACTGAGCTTTGAGGGTGGTCAGCTTAGCTTTCAGGGCGATCATAGCCTGGCCGCGCAGGCCTTCCATTTCTGCCTCGCTGATGGCGATCTTGGCGGAGCGGATTTGATCGTTGATCTGGGATTTGGTCATTTCTGCGTTCCTCTGTTTTGGAGTGTTTCGCGTTTCGATGAAGAGATTATGACGCTATTCAGAATGGAAGTAAAGCAGAATTGTGAAATATTTCTCAAAGTGGACGAGCGGTCTGTTCGTCAGGAATATTTCCTCCCATGGAAGGCGTGTCCGCATCCGAAGACTGACAGGTATCCGTTGACTTCGGATTGTCTCTTTTCGGAGTCGATTTCGATTCTTAGCATTTCCAGCTCATACCGGGCCAGGCCGCCCCACTCCCTTTCGATGCGTTCATACTCGGCTTCTAATCGGCGCAGACGTTCAATCATGGGAATCTCCTTTGGATTGTTATAGCTAGCATCATTACGGACAAACAGTCTTTCGTTTCGCTGAAGAGATTATGCCGTTGGTCAGAATGGAAGTAAAGTGTATTAACAATAAAATTATGTTCACCGACGAACGGTTGTGCTCGACCGTCTGTTGCGGCGTCGATATACTCGACCTATTGCTGACACCGGATTGATTAGAATGTACAAACTCAACCCTGCACTGCGAGCGGTCTGGCGAACTCGCGCCCGTTACAAAGTCATTTATGGCGGCCGGGCGTCTTCGAAGTCACACGACGCAGGCGGTATCGCCGTTTACCTCGCGGCCAACTATAGACTCAAGTTCCTCTGTGCTCGCCAGTTTCAGAACCGCATCAGCGAATCGGTCTACACGTTGATCAAGGACAAGATTGAGAATTCTGAGTACAACGGCGAGTTCATTTTCACGAAGAACTCGATCAAGCACAAGAGGACAGGATCAGAATTCTTATTCTATGGGATCGCCCGTAACCTGTCGGAAATCAAGTCCACCGAAGGCATTGACATTCTCTGGCTTGAGGAAGCTCACTACCTTACCCAGGAACAGTGGGAAGTCATTGAGCCGACCATTCGGAAAGAGAACTCAGAAATCTGGATCATCTTCAACCCGAACGAAGTAACAGACTTCGTGTATCAGAACTTCGTGGTGAAGCCACCCAAAGACGCCTTCGTCAAGATGATCAACTGGAACGAAAATCCGTTTCTCAGTGAGACGATGCTCAAGGTCATCCACGAAGCTTATGAGCGCGACAAGGACCAGGCCGAGCACATATATGGAGGGATTCCGAAGACGGGCGGCGACAAATCCGTCATCAACCTCAAGTTCATCCTTGCTGCCATTGATGCCCACAAAAAACTCGGCTGGGAGCCGGCCGGGTCGAAGCGCATCGGCTTCGACGTTGCGGATGACGGCGAGGATGCGAACGCCACGACTCTCATGCACGGCAACGTCATCATGGAAGTGGACGAATGGGATGGTCTGGAAGATGAGTTGCTCAAGTCGTCCAGTCGCGTTTACAATCTGGCAAAGATGAAAGGCGCCTCGGTCACTTATGACTCCATCGGCGTCGGCGCTCACGTCGGGTCTAAGTTCGCCGAATTGAATGACTCCAGCCCAGACTTCAAACTGACCTATGATCCATTCAACGCGGGCGGCGCTGTAGATAAGCCTGATGATATTTACATGAAGCTGCCGCACACTACGATCAAGAACAAAGATCACTTTAGCAACATCAAGGCGCAAAAGTGGGAAGAAGTCGCGACAAGATTCCGGAAGACTTACGAGGCGGTTGTCCATGGAAAGGTTTATCCATTCGACGAATTGATTTCGATCAACTCTGAAACAATTCACCCGGACAAACTAAATCAGCTATGTATCGAGCTTTCCTCGCCGCGCAAAGACTTGGATATGAACGGCCGATTCAAAGTCGAGTCCAAGAAGGATATGCGCGAGAAGCGTAAGATCAAGTCGCCGAACATCGCTGATTCGGTGATCATGTCGGCCATTCTGCCGATCAGGAAGCCCAAAGGTTTCTTCGACTTCTAAACACAGAAAAGCCCGGAGCGATCCGGGCTTCTGGTCTTACTCGGTGCGGTTCCTGGCGCTGAGTGTCGACGCAACGGCCTCGCCGACTTCCAGAGCTTTCTGGCCTGCTGCGAGCGCTTCGGTTTCCGACTCGACGATGAAGTCATCGCCTTGTCCGTCGCCGGGCGGCACCTCGACCAGCACGGCTTCTTCGCCCTCGAAACGCAGGTCATAAGTCTTCTCGACGGACAGGCCGTAACGGGCGTTGAGCGCATCCCATAGCTGAGCTTCATAGGTTCGAAGGTCTTGCAGAGATTTCTGGTGACTGAGCATCGCCATGTCGACGGCCCGTTGCAGGGTTTCGTCCAGGACGTTGAGTCGCATGCG